GTGGGGCTTCACGAGAGGCCGCTTCGACCAACTCGTGTGGGTGGACGCCGATGCCCGGCTCCAACGTCCGTTCCAGATCCCGGAGTTCTACCAGTCCTGGGCCGCCCAGAAGAATCGGCGGTGGTCGTCGGGAACCATGGTGTTCCAGGGTTACCCGGGACCGATGATCGACCGGTGGGCGAAGCATGCGGCAGTTGCCGAGTTCGACGAGCAGGCTCTGGAAGTGGTCATCGACGAGGATCCCATGAACATTCCATTCGACCTACCCAAAGACCTGTCCGGGACCATCCAGACCAACCCGGACGCCGATCTCGTCCACTGGCTGGCAAGCCGAGGGAGGTGGCCAGAATGAGAGTCAGCGCGATCATGCCTACCTACAACCAGGATCTCTACCTGGAGTCCGCCATCGCGTCCGTGGTGAACCAGGTCGATGAGCTGGTCGTGGTGGACGACGGCAGCACCGACCGCACCAAGGAGATCCTCGAGAAGCTGTCCGGGCACGACAACATGAAGGTCATCACCCGCGAGGAGAACAGGGGCACCGCCCGCACCATCAACGAGGGGTTCGATGCCACCGATCCGCAGAACCAACTGGTGACGTGGGTCAGCTCCGATAACGTCCATACTCGCCGGTGGGCGGAAGGGTTGAAAAGGGAGTTCGAGGACCCCGAGGTGGGGGTCGCCTACTCGACCTATGATTGGGGCGGCCGACGCATCGTCAGCGAGCCCTACTCCCGCACCAAGCTGATCTCCACCGTCAACTGCTACTTCGGCCCGAGCTTCATGATCCGCAGGGACGTGTGGGAACGGACTGGCCCCCACCGCGGCAAGATCAGCCACGACTACGACCACTGGCTGCGGGTGGAGGAGGTCTGCTGGGAGGGCAACCGGAAGATCGTCCACGTCCCTCAACCGCTCTGTATCTACCGGGTCCACGACCAGCGGGTGACCGTCACCCGTCGGCACGAGTTCGACGCCAAGCACTGGCAGGAGGAGGCACGCAAGCGGAGGGCAGTGAAGTGAAGCGCCACCAGCACGAGGGAGAGACCGTCCTGGTCCTCGGTTCCGGTCCGTCGGTCAACGACTTCAACGTGGACGACCTGCACCGATTCACCACGATCGGCGCCAACCAGATCAGCCGGCGCCTCGACCCCGACTACGTCACCCTCTTCGACCCGCCGCATCAGATGGGGGAGGGCATCCCCTACGCCATGCGCTCGCTGGAGAAGTCCAAGGTCTTCGTCAGCAACAAGTACACCCCGCAGTGGTCGACGCAGTTGCCCAAGCCGTTCCGCGAGAAGCAGGACATCACCGAGGTCAACTTCAACCCGCGGGGCGAGTGGGCCCGCTGGGACCGGATGCACTACACCCCGGTCATCGAGTCCTGGGATGACACCGAGGACATCGAGGACATCCCGTACGGCCCCACGTCCATTGCCATCGGGGTGTGGATTGCCGCCTTCGCCGGGGCAGCCCGGGTGGGCCTGATCGGGGTCGATCTCGGGACGGAGTACTTCTTCCCCTCGATCGTCCCCTTCGCCACCAAGCCGAACCTCACCCGCCAGGCCAACATCCAGTGGGGGCAGCTCCACCGCATGGTCGAGATGCTGACCCCCACCCGGGTCTTCAACCTGTCCGAGCGGTCCCTGGTAGACTCGATCCCCCGTGCCAACCTCACCGAATGGCTCCTGGAGCAGGAATGACCCGCGAAACCCGCAGGAATGACCCGCGAAACCCGCAGGAATGACCCGCGAAACCCGCGAAACCCGCAGGAATGACCTACGAGCCCGAAGACCCGCTGGACCCCCTCCCCCCCATCCCGATCGAGCTGATCGAGGGGCTCCAGGCCCGCTTCCCGCTCCGCCTGCCAACACCCGATGGCAGGGAACGGGACGATCTGTACTATTCCGGCCAGCAGGAAGTCATCTGCTTCCTGATCGAAGCCCGGAACGAACAGATCGAGCGCAATGAAGTGGACCAGCGATTTCGCCAGTAGGATCCTGGATCCTGTCATCCTGGAGGAACTCCGGCTGCGGTTGCAGAAGACCGGCGGACACCTCCCCTCGAAGATCGGGCAGACCGCCACCACCGTCCGATCCAACGACGGGTCCAGGGTTTCCGGCAGTCGCCGGAGCCGGGACGGGGTCTTCGTCATCCCCCGGGTGCGCAACCGGGACCGCAACACGACCACCGGTAGCGGGGTGAACATCCCCCAAAGCCCCGGCCTGAACCTGGTGATCTGACATGCTCGAGCTCGACTCCCACGCCGTCTACGAGCGACTCAGGCAGGACCGGGAACCCTTCCTCCAACGCGCCCGGGAGTGTGCCAGCTTCACCATCCCGGCCCTGCAGCCGCCCAACCAGGTGGAGTCGGGGATCAACAAGGGCCAGAAGCTCAACGAGCCCTGGCAGTCGTTCGGCGCCCGGGCGGTCAACAACCTGACCAGCAAGCTCGCCCTCGCCGTCATGCCGATCGGGGCCAAGTTCTTCCGCATGGCCATCGACGAGGGGGCGCTCGAGGATCTCCGGTCGTTCGAGCAGTCCGAGACCGAGGTCGAGGAGTCCCTGGCGCTGGTCGAGGACATGGTCCTGGACAAGATCGAGGGCACCGGCCTGCGCTCCAAGATCGGCATGGCGCTGCGGTTCGTGGAGATCTCGGGCAACGCCCTGCTGCACATCCCGGCCAACCGCGCCCCCCGCCTGTTCCGGCTGGACTCGTTCGTCATCGAGCGCGACCCCCGGGACCACGTCCTGCAGGTGGTGGTGCGGGAGCGGGTGTCCCCCCAGGCCCTCAACGAGAAGCTCAAGGCCCGCCTCCGACACCTCGGGGTGGACACCGAGGATCCCCACAACCGCTGGATCGAGGTCTACACCCGGGTCCGCCGGGACACCGATGGCAAGGGGGAGTTTGTCTGGCGGGAGTGGCAGGAGGTCAACAACAAGCGCCTGGACAAGGTCATCACCCACGAGTTCCACCGCAACCCCTACATCCACGTCAGGGGCTCCTCCATCGACGGGGAGTCCTACGGCCGCTCCCACTGTGAGGAGTACCTGGGCGATCTGAGGGCCCTGGACGCTCTCTCCAGGGGCATCCAGCAGGGCACCGCCCAGATGGCCAAGACGATCTGGGGGGTCGCCAGGAACGCCCCTGCGGGCCTCGTGCGCAAGCTGGTCAAGGCTCCCAACGGCGGGTTCGTGGTCGCCAACGAGGGCGACGTCTGGCCGATCAACGCCCAGGCCAAGTCCGCCGACTTCTCCAACGTCCGCCAGGAGATCCTGGATCTCAAGCGGGACATCGGCATGGCGTTCCTCATGAACTCCACCGTGCCCCGCAACGCCGAACGGGTCACCGCCGAGGAGATCCGCCTGGTCGCCAGCGAGCTCGACGACACCCTGGGCGGGATCTTCACCCGGCTGGGGCAGGATCTCCAGCTGCCCACCGTCAACGTGATCCTGGGCAACATGATCGAGGCCGGCGAGATCGACCGGGATGCCGCGATCCCGTTCAAGAAGGGCAAGGTCCGCCCGGTCATCGTGACCGGTCTGGACGCCATCGGTCGGGGCCACGACCTGCGGCGGCTCGACGAGTTCATCTCCGGGTCGGTGGAGCGCATGGGCCCCGAGATCCTCAACTTCATCAACCCCGAGGTCTACCTCCGCGCCCGTGCGGTGGCCCTCGGAATCAACACCGAGCAGCTCATCAAGTCCAGGGAGCAGATCGAGGAGGAGCAGCAGCAACAGCAGATGCAGGCTGCCGCCGAGCAGATGGGTCCCGAGTTGCTCAAGAAACTGCCGCCCGAGGCGCTCGCCGAAGCGGCCCAATCCATGGGGCCCGCACAGGTCCCCGCATAACTCATGGGAACGACACACACAGTAGACATCCAAAGTGACGCCAAGCCAGATCCGATGGAGGACGAGGTCGCCAAGCTCCAGAAGCAAGCAGACGCCCCCGCCGAGGGGCAGACCAGCACCGACACCGGTGAGGCCAAGACCGAGGACGACGGGGACCCGACCCTGCTCGCCGGCAAGTACCAGGACGCCGCCGAACTGGAGAAGGCGTATCTCGAGCTCCAGCGCAAGTTCTCCGAGACCACGGGCGCCAAGGAAGGCGACGAGGAAGGTCCCGCGTTTTCGATCAAGTCGAAAGGCGATGAGGAGAAGGCGGCCGACCCCGTCGACACCAGCCGATACAAGCGGGAGATGCTCGAAGACGGGCAACTCTCCGAGCAGTCGATGAAGGAACTCAAGGGCATGGGCTTCGACGAGGAACTCATGGCCCACGTCATGAAGGGGCTCGAGGACACCAAGGCCACCCGCCAGCGGGAGATCTTGGAGGTGTTCGGCTCGCAGACCCGGATGGACGAGATCAGCCGCTGGGCGGGTGCCAACCTGACCGAGAAGGAGATCGAGCTCATCGAGACGCAAGCCCGGTCCCTGGACAGTGATGTGGCGAGATCGGCCCTCAAGGGGCTGGTCGCCCGCTACGAGTCCTCGCCCATGGGCCAGCAGAGCCTGGAAGGGGTCACCGGCGGGCCCTCGGTGCAGCCGTTCAAGTCCAACCACGAGATGACGCAGGCCATGAACGACCCCCGGTACAAGAAGGACGAAGCCTACCGGGCCGAGGTCGCTGCCCGGATCATGGGGATGTAGACCGGCTTGACAGCCGCCTCGGATCGGGTCAGGATCCCCGTTGATCGAGGCGAAGCTGTAAGCAGCCGGGCCCCTTGCGAGGGACACCCCGCGCTTCTGTGAGCACGCGGAGCAGATCGAAACCGTTTTCGATTTCCTTCCCTACACACAGGAGCACTACCGATGGCCAACGAAGGCATCGCCGGCTCGTCACGCTACGGCCAGGCGGCCGGCACCGGCGCCGAAGAAGCTCTCTACTTGAAAGTTTACGCCGGCGAAGTCCTCACGGCGTTCGAGAGAGAGACCGTCACCATGGGACGGGTCAACACCCGCACCATCACCAGCGGCAAGTCCGCGCAGTTCCCGCTGGTGGGGGCGTTCAGCGCCAGCTACCACACCCCGGGCCAGAACATCGTACAGGAGGGTGGATCGAGCCCGACGTACATGTCACAGCCGACGTGGAACGAGAAGGTCATCTCGATCGACGGCATCTTGCAGACGTCCACGATGGTCCACGACATCGACGACTGGATGTCGCACTACGAGGTCCGCGGTCCCTACGCCCGGGAGATGGGCTGGTCGCTGGCCAAGGAGTTCGACATCCACACCCTGCAGACCATCGTGGTCGGCGCCGGCAAGGCCGGGACGATCTCGGGGGACGCCTCCGATTGGGGTGCGACCAACAACACCGCGGCGGCCAAGACGTTCTCGGACTCCGACTTCGACTCGGGGACCGCGGCCAACGCGATGATCACGATGCGGAACATCGCCACCACGATGGACCAGAACGACGTGCCGAAGAGCGGCCGGCACATCGCGATCGAGCCGACGCTGTACTACAAGCTGCTCAACGAGCAGACCGTGGTCAGCGCCGACTACAACGCCAACACCGGCGCCAACGGAACCGGTGGCAGGCCGCCCGTGCTGCACTACATGGGCCTCAACATCCATCCCACCAACCGCATCGCCGACGTCCGGGCGCTCGGGTCTGCTTACACCAAGCATGCCCAACAGCTCGGCACCGACTACAGCGCCAGCATCTACGACCACGTCCTGGCGGTCGCATGGCAGGAGGACTGGTCGGTCGGCGTCGTGAAGCTCAAGGAACTCGGGATGCAGTCCGAGTACCTGCTGCAGTACCTCGGCACCCTCCTGGTCGCCGGGTTCTCCTGTGGCCACGGTGTGCTCCACGAGTCGGCGTGCATGTACGTCACCAGCGAGTAGTTCGAGATGCCGAACGCTGACACGTCCAAGCTCGAGGCCGTCAACACCATACTCGCCCTGGTGGGTGAGGATGAGGTCAACAGCCTCGACACGAACGTGTCAGCGGATACGGCCCTTGCCATCCGCACGCTGGAGGAGGTCAACCGCGCCCTCCAGTCGCGCGGGTGGCACTGGAACACCGACCGCGAGGTGACGATCACCGCGAACGCCAGCAGCCAGTTCGAGTGGCAGGCTGACTGGATCCGGGCCGACACCGATCCCGACCGGTACAGCGACGTCGATCTGGTGCGACGTGGCCAGTACCTCTTCAACAAGCACCGGGAGAAGAACACCAACGTCTTCTCCCGGACCACCATCAAGGTGGACATCGTGCGCTACCTCCCATGGATCGACCTGCCCGAGGAGGCCCGGCACGCCATCATGATCAAGGCGGCGCGGGTGTTCGCCTTCCGGGCGCTGGGCGACGAACTGCGGTCCGGGTACGCCCAGCTCGACGAGAACACGGCCATGGAGGCCCTCATCCAGGCCGAGAACGAACAGGCCGACTACAGCTACGAGAGCAGGGGAGCGCCGGCGCTGGCTCGCCGTGATGGCGGCAACTCCACCTTCCCGCTCCCAGCCTTCTAGGAGGGCCGATGCCCAAGCCGATCCGGACCGCGGTCGACAACCTGCTCGGCGGCGTCAGCCAACAGCCCAGCAGTGTCCGCCTGCCGAACCAGTGTGAGGTGCAGGACAACGCCTACTCGTCCGTGGTGGATGGTCTGGGCAAGCGCCAGCCAAGCGAGCACATCGCCAGGTTGGCACTCCACGAGCCCAACTCCTCTGCGGGGGTGGACCTGTCGGAGAAGACGCTGATCCACTGGATCAACCGGGACGGCGTCCACTCAAGGTGATGCTGATGCGCCTTGGGCATGTGGGCGGGGGTGGTGGTGTGGCGGCCCCGGGTGTCATCGCGCGGGTGGGCGGCGACGCGCTGGCCCCGATGCAGGGCTTCGACGGTCGTGGCGCTGACGCGCAGATCGACGACCTCGTGGACCAGGGCGTACGGGACCGAGTAGTAGTGGTGGTGGACCTCGACGTGGTAGTCGATGTTCACGCGGGCCTTCAGCCATTCGCCGTAGACGAAGGGCGCGGCCGGCAGCGGTCGGAGGGCGGGCTGGTCCAAGCGCTCGAACAGGTCCCGGCGGCTGACGCCGTACAGCCGCATGCGGCGGGCATTGAGCTCGGTGAGCAGCGCGGCGATGCGGGCGTTGAGGGCGCCGAGGGAGAAGAACGTCTCGTGGCGGAGCCGGGCGAGGATCCAGCGCTCCGCGATCTGCACGCCGACCTCGATCTTCGCTTTATCCCGCGGGCTGGCAGGCCGCGTCGGCAGGATCGCGGTGCCGTAGTGCTGGGCGAACTCCTCGTAGGTGCGCTGCAGGCCGGGCTCGTAGCGGCAGGGCAGGACGACGCCGCTCTTGAGCTGGTCACACACGATGGCGCTCGTCACGCCGCCGAAAAAGGCGAAGGCCCGAACGTGGCTCCCGATCCAGTCCGGGACTTGCTGGGTGCGCGTGGCCTCGGCATAGGTGTAGTTGGAGGCGCCGAGGACGGCGACGAAGAGCTCGACCGCCACGACCTCGCCGGTG